GGAAAGCAGTTGGCCTGCCCGCTTGAGCCCGGCCGCACCCCAGGTCTTGACGTTCTCCACCACGCCCTGCGCCTTGTTCGCCGCATCGACGTAGGGCGCCATCTCCTGCGCCATCTGCCGCTGCGTCTCGGACTGGGGAAGCGCGGTGCGCGCCTGGTCCGAAGCGATCTGGGCAATCTTGTTTGGATCGTCGGTCAGCGCCGTGCGGGCCGAATCTAGGGCGCGGCTTGCGCCTTGCTTGACGCGGGCGCCGATTCCGGGATCAGCTGCGCCCAAAAAGGCGTCGATCTCGCTTTTTTTGACGGGCTGGCTGCCCGCAGGCTTGCCGCTGAGAAAGTCGTCTATTTGGCTCATCCCCCCAGTCTTCCGACCCAAGGGGTTGGCGGCAAACCAGACGGGGGGGTGAGCGTGCTAGGATGCAGCGGCAATGCCAATCTTTCTAGTCACCCCGCTCGCCAACAACCATGAGGCTGTCGATGATGCAGTGCAGGCTGGCTTTGACAGCAAGGATCGCCATCAGTTGCCGAATCTCGCTGGGTGGCTCGTTCGACACGATGGAACCACGGTAGAGGTCAGCAGCCACCTCGAAATCACCGGGCAACCAAAAGGCGAACGATCGCCCGTGGGCGCGACTTTGGTCACGCTGGTGGGGAGCTACTTCGGGCGCGGCCCATCCGATTTATGGGAATGGCTGAAGACGCGATTTGAGAGTGAATCGTGATGGCGACGCGCCCTCGCAAAGTCCAGGATGAAGAAGCCAGCATCCCGGCAAACATGCAGCCGCAGATGCCCAGCCACCTGGGCCACGGCGGGCTTGACGCTGGTTTTGTGTGGCAACAGCTTGCAGACATTCAAAAGTCGCTCGGCGCAATCGATGCCAAGCTGGAACAACAGAAAGAATCGTCTGTCAAGCTGGATGCCGACCTGGGCAAAGTCAAAGCTGACGTGGCAGAGTTCAAGCAGATCCGGCACACCGCGAAAGTTCTTGGGACCATTGCTGGCGTGGTGTTGGCCGGGGCGCTCGCCGTGACCTGGTTCGTGGTCAGAGAGGCCTGGACCGTCCTCAAGCCTTTGGCTGTTCAGCAGGTACAAAGCCCGCCCGCTCCGCCTGCTGCAAAGTAGGGAGTCAGAGGCATGAAGTCCAAAGAGCCTCCCCAGAAGAAGACCCCATAGCCCGCACTAGCGGGCTTTTTGCTTCCTGGGCGGGCTAAGTCAGGGGTGACTTACGGCTTGAGGCGCCGATGCCAAGGCCCGGGCAGCTCTGGCACTTTGCCTGCCGCCTGATCAGCGTCTGCGCGCGCAGACTCGATTTCTTCTTCCAATTCCGACAACTCCCCAATCGTCTCCACAAGTCCAGCTGCAAGTTCGTCCAAATGGTGGGCGCAATTCTTCCCGTACATGGTCTCGCGCCAAGAATTGACGGTCCAAAGCTCGTCGTGGAGAAGCTGGAGCCTGTCCGATTCAGCAGACAGCGCCCGACGCTCGGCATGTATTGCAAGCTGGGCATAGATGTCCAAAGGTGGCGGATCGTCGCCGTGATCGACGGTCGCGTAGTTGGATGTCGGCTTGTTCTTCCCTTTGTCAAAGCTGGCCTGCAGCCGGGCCACGATCTCGGCTCCAAGGGTTCGTGTGTTGGTCTTGGCGGCCTCTTCCAGCTGCCGCTTCAGCTCCGGCGGCAGCCGCAGCTTGAATTGCGGGTCATCTTGTTTCATCCCCTCCATCATGGACCAAAAAGGTCTTGACATCCATGGACCTTTTAGGTTTCAATTCGGATGCGGACCTAGCAGGTCCGAAAAGGAGTGATATGCAACCAACCAGCGCATCCGACGCGCAAGTAAAGATCCGCCTCAATCGCGAGGTTCGTGACGAACTGAAAGTCGCAGCCGCGATCAACCGCCGAACCCTCATGCGGGAAATTGAATTTCGCGTCATGCAGAGCCTTGCCAAAGAGCGCGCCCAACCCCAAGGAGCCCAGCAATGAGCAACGTCATCCCCTTGCACCCAACGCGACGTGTATCCATCACCGCACATCGCGTCACCTTTGACCTTGTGCCCCGCGACATGATGGAGCGTCTGTTTAACGCTGCAATTGCGATGGGCTTCGCCAGTGGTGACGACATGAGTACCTATGTCACCGGCAATGAAGACGCGGATGCATGCCTTGCGGAGCTTTTGGGCGCAATCTCAGCAGCCAGCCAGTACACCGTGCCCGTTCAGATTGAAGTTGATGAGCCAATTCAGCCAGGAGTAACGCCATGAGCGGGATCGTTTCAAGCGGCCCCGCCGCAACGATGAGCAGCAAAGATTTGCTCGACCTGATCAATGAAGAGCGCAAAGCCTTCGGTGAGGCCGAAGTTCGTCACAACCAGTTTGTAGATCGATGCAAAGACGAACTGGATGGGGAGCACTACAAAACTTTTGTAGTGACCAATCCAAACGCAACGACCAGCGAAGTTCTGGAGCTCACGCAAGATCAATGCATTTTGGTCGCCATGCGCGAGAGCAAAGGCGTCCGTCGCTCTGTTCAAGCAAAACTCAAGGCCAAAGCCGCACCAGTCGCGCTGTCTCGCATGGAAATCTTGAAGATTGCCATGGAGTCCGAGCAGGCCCGCATCGAAGCGGAAGCCCAGCGTGACGAGGCCGTGCGCACCAAGGCGCTCATCGGCAGCAAGCGGGAGGCAACCGCGATGGCGAAGGCATCTGCAGCAGTACGCGAGGTGAAGCGCCTGACAGAAGAACTGGGGCGCAACGCCAAGCACGCAACCATCACTGCGGTAGAAAACGCGCTGGGCCGCCGTCTTGGGAAACAGGACTGGGTTCCGCTGCGGCGGTACTGCAAGTCCAACGGGCTGCAGGCAGAAAAAGTGCACGACCCGCGATGGGGCGAGGCCACTGCATGGCCGGCAGAGGCGTGGAACGCCGTGTACGGGATTGATCTGCACGCGATCTTCCCTGACCCGCAAGCGGGGGTTCATTGAATCCCGCAAAGGCGAAAGCCCTGGCAGGTACGAACTGCACAGGGCTTTCAGGCGAAACCACTCAACCAGAGAAATTTCAACATGAATAGTACCGCACAGAATTCGAATCGCGCAATCGTCCCGCTGGTCGCCAGCCGCGCGGTGGCTCCGGAACTGGCCGTCACCGATGGCCATGTGACCACCACCAGCAAGCAGGTGGCGGACCACTTCGGGAAGCGCCACGCAGACGTGATGCGCGCCATCAGGACGATGGAAATTCCCATGGAAGAACGTGAACGCATGTATGCGTTGACGTTCGCCGAAGTGGCCGGCCCCAACGGAGCAACCCGCAACGAGCCCATCTATCGCATCACCCGCGACGGCTTCACGCTGCTGGCCATGGGCTTTACCGGCAAGGAGGCGATGCAGTGGAAGCTGGCCTACCTGACCGCCTTCAACAAGATGGAGCAGCAGCTGCTGGCCGCAGAGCGCAAACCCGTCATCCCGCCAGAAAAGATCCTGGTTGACCGCCAGAAGCTGGCCAGCATCTTCAAGGACCTGGGCGTGCTGCGCGCCCGCATCGACGGCCTGGGCATCCTGGAATCCGACCTCCCGCCATCCTGGTGGGCGCAGCATCGGATCAGCGCTGGGTGACGCTGAATACACTGCTGCCCCATGCCCATGCTCGTCCCCGCCCTGCTCTGCCTTGTCGTCGCCATCACTGACGGCGACACCATCAAAGCCCGCTGCGGCGAGCCCGGCGCCTACGACCAGATCACGGTGCGGATCAGCGCCATCGACGCGCCGGAGTCCCGCCAAGCGTTCGGCCAGCGGTCAAAGCAGCATCTGTCCGACCTTTGCTTTCAGGAGCGGGCGACCATCACGCCCCGGACGACGGACAAGTACGGGCGCACCGTGGGCGACGTGGAGTGCCAAGGCCAGGACGTGGCCACCGCGCAGGTGCGCGCGGGCATGGCCTGGTTCTATGTGAAGTACGGCAAGGGGTACGAGCAGCTGCAGGACATCGAGCGGGCAGCGCGGGAGGCCGGCCGGGGGGGTGTGGGCACAGCCGGCCGTGCCGCCCTGGGAGTGGCGCCGCGCGCAAAACATACGGCCCTGATCCAGCCGGTTCTCTGCCCTGCTACAGTGCCGCGCAGGAGAATCCCCATGCTGCACTCACTCGCCTGCGCCGCCATCGCCTACTGCCTGGCGCTCTACCTGAATGCCCGCTGGCCCAACATGACCACCGCCATCTGGAGCGGTCCCGCGTCGGTCATTACTGGACTGCTGCTGGGATCTGCTCTTGTCATCGGCGGCCTAAGCCTCGCTGGCGTAGCCATGGATGCAGGGCAGACCATCAACAGAACCTTTGGGCAAACACTCATCTGGACGGCGGCCGGGGCGGCGGCGGGCGTCTACCTTGGCAGGAAAAAAGGCCTGACCGGAGCCCATGAGGGCGTCGGCTCCATTCCTATGCGTGCCTGGCTCGGCTGGGGCGCACTGACGGTTGTTTCGTTCATCGTGGTTGCGGGCCTCATCGGGCAGGCGATTCCTCAAAAACAATCGGCAGTGGCGGCGCCTGCTGTTGTGCAGCCAGCTCCGCCAATTACGGCAAGCCAAGCAAGTGACGATGGCCCATGGAAAAAGTATCAAGGGACTGACAAAGACGGGAAACCATGCACCCAGATCACCGAGTTTCTGGGTGAATGCACCCGTCAGCCCTGATAACCCATTTTTCTCAAGGCTTCCACCTTCTGCTCGCGCGTTAAGGTTTTGTCGTCGCGGATCGAAATCGCTTGTGCGTTCTTGTCAAGTTGCGGCAATGCACCGCCCTCCATCCGCTTCATCTCCCCGGTGCGTTCGTTCACCGCACCCAGAAGGCTCTCGGTCTTGTTGCCCTGGGCATCCGTGCCTCCCTGCAGCGCCACAGCCTTCCAGCTGTCGCCCTTTCCGGTGAGAGCCTGCAGCGCCTGCTGAGCCTGCGCGCGTTGCTGCGGGGTTGTATTGGGGTCGGTCAACACACCGCGCAGCTGCTCCTGCTGAGCCTGGGCCCGGGTCTGGAACCCTTGCGCCTCGCGCTTCATGCCCAGTTCTTGCCCGGCCAGGTTCATGCGGGCGGCATCACGGGAATTGGCGCCCGCTTCCTGCATCCCGGCGCGCGTGTTGGCGCCGGTCTGCTGCACGCCTTCGCGCTGCAGGCCTGCGTTCTCGCGCATCGCTGTCACATCCGCCCCAGGCTGCGCCTGCTGCATAGTCTGGTCGGTGGCCAGTGCCGCCTTGTAGGCTGCCATGGCGGCGGAATCGCCGGGGCCACTGCGGTCAAAGCGCCCGCCGTTGTTGGTGATGGAGCTTGCCGACACCTCCAGGTTGCGCAGGTTGTTGCGGGTGGCCCAGTCGTTGGTGCTGTTGCGCACGGTGGGCGCGGTCACGCCCGGGAACCCTGCGGCGACTGGCGCCGGTGCGGTGGCGCTCTGCCGTGCAAGGTTGTTGGCGGCGGCCATGTTCTGCGCGTTGGGGTTGCCCGCTCCGACAGCTGCCGCAGGGAATCCGGCCGCGTTGTCGCTGTACTGGCCTGGGGCATTCTTGTAGGCGCCCGGGGCGATCTCTGTACCGCCAGACGGTGCAGCGGTCGCCGTGCCGGTCGGGGCTTGCGGCTGCGCAGTGGGTGCAACCGGGGGTGCGACTGCAGCGGCTGACGTCATGGGCGCCGGTGCTGCACTGGGAGTTGGCACAGCTGCCGCAGGCTGTTGCGCGGTGGCCGTCGTGGTCGGCGTTGTCGCATCGCCCTTGTTGAAGCCATAGCCCGGGGCGCTAACCACGGTTTTACCCAGCCACGCGGCGCCATCGGCAAACGCACTGCCCATTGCACTCATCTGGCGGGCGTAATCGGATTGGGGCGCCGGTGCTGCCGGGGCTGGCGCAGCTGCTGGCGCATCGGGCGGCCGGTCGGCTGCAGCGGCTTGCGCGCCCTGCACGTACATGGCGGTCTGGTTCTGCAGCCGGACCAGTTCCTCGGGCGACTTCACCTCCCCGCCTTTGGAAAACCGTTGTGCTGGCTGGAAGCCATAACCCGGCTGTGGAATCAATGGCTTAGACGCGCCGGCAAGGGCTGGCGTGGAGCCCAATGCGGGCTGTGCCGTCGTAGTAGCGGGGCTCATGCCGGTGGCCGGCTGCATTGCCGGGGGGCGCACGGGATTCAGGGCTGCTTGTGCTGCTCGCCTTTCAGGGCTATCCACCATCGAGCTGGCAGTTACCTCCGTGCTGCGCTTTGCGTTGCGCTCGGCCCAGCCCATGGAGGCATCGGAAGGTGCCAATGGAGCAGGCGCGGTAGATCCGCCCAAAGCGGCTCCAATGGGCGCCTCGGGAGTTTTCAGGGCGGCCTCAGCAGCTCGGCGCTCAGGGCTATCCACAATGGAACTTGCCGTGACTTGGTTGTTGCGTTGCTCGTTCCTCTCTGCCCACCCCATCGGGGCCGCAGGAGCAGCCGCTGCGGCGGGAGCTGCTGGTGATGCCGTGGCGCCGGTGGCCGCGCCAGCAACTGCTGGATTCTCAACCATTCCGCCTTCGGCAAAGAACTGCTGCGGCTTCTCGCCCTTGGGCTTGAACCCTTGGGCCATGGGCTCGCCTTCGCCCGCCTGGCCGGTTGGGGTGTGGGTCATGCCCTTGATGGCCTGCAGCACGGCGGCGCCCACGGCCTGCACGCGCTCGGGTGGCAGCTGGTACTCGCCGTTGCTCACTCGCACGGGCACTTTCTCGCCCTCGGCCGCCTCATCGTCCAGGCCCAGCGCCTGGGTGGAGTCGGCCGGCATGATGAACGTGCCGGGCTCCATTTCGTCGGGAATGGAATCGCTGGTGCCGTCGCCAGGGCCGCGGATCATGCCGCCATCGGCTGCGGCCTGGGCCTGCTTGAAGCCCATGGCCTCGATCTGGGGAATCATGGCCTGCAGCTTGGCGGCGCGCGGGTCGGTCACTGGCGCAGGTGCGGGCGCCTCGGCCTTGGCGGGGCCAAAGCCCATGGCCTGCATCTTGGCGGGCATGTCGCGCATCTGGTTCAGCCCGCGGGAGCCAAACGGGGCGGCGCCTGCGTCGGCGCTTTTCATCTTGGCCACCAGGCCGCCATCGGCCAGGCCCTGCTCCTTCTCGCGGCGCTGCATTGCGCTCATGCCGGTGTACTGCGTGACAGCAGCGGGTGGGGCGGGCGCGGGCGCCGCGGCGGCAGCTTTTTCGCGCGCGGCATTGGCTTTGTACTCGGCCAAGCGCGCAGCCTGCGCTGGGTCATCCGGCTTGAAGCCCATCATTCGTTTGGCCGTGGCCACAAACCCGCCATCGGCAAGGTGTTGGGCAGCCTGGCGCTGTCCTTTTGGTTTGAAGCCGTACATGGCTGCCCCTGTTGAGTCGTTGCGGTGATTTTTCCGGGGATTCACCACACCCCATAACCAGATAGGGGGGATCAGGCCAATATGCTGTCCCAGTCGGTACGGTCGGTTTCCGTTCCGTTGTATCCGCCTTTGGTGCTGACCTGATTCATGAGGGTCGTCACCATATTCCCAAAAAGGTCCACCACCTCATTGGCGTTGGCCATCTTGATCTTGCCTAGAAAGTCGTCTCGGTCGGCGGCTGCGGCGGCGTCAAAATCCAGTCCGAAACGCCGTGAGGCTGCCTTGCGGATCAAGCCGGTGACGTTGGCATCGAACTTCTCGTTGAGCGCGATCACCCCATTGACAGAATCAACCACCTGATTCTGGTCATTGATCCACATGCCCCTTGCGCGCAGCTTGAGCTTGAAGGATTCGGCTACCTGCTCATGGATTTTCTTGAGGCGATTCATGCCAGTGTCAAGCGCGGTGCGAGCCAGCCTGATTTTTTCGCTGCGCTCCTGCTCCAGTCGCTTGGCGTGAGATTGCACCAAGGCGTCAGTGGCCGCAGAAATACTGCTCCCGTGCATCCGCGCCAGCGCGTCCATGACCTGGCCGTGCGCGAAGCGATGCCCGGCAGCCGCCGCAGTGTCCAATGCCTCACGCTCTTGGGCAAAGGCCTGTCGCCGCGCCATCAGAAAGGCGGTTTCAGCAGGGGTGCCGTCCACCAGCTCGCTGTAAGACATCCCCGTGGCAGATGCCAGAGCCGTCCGCACGAACGTCTCTGCGCTTTGCCCTGCCGCACTCATCCCCGGGAAAAGCAAGTCCATCTTCGCCATGTAGTCGTCAAAAAACGACCCCATCACGTTCTCAAGGAACATGGGCAATTCGTCTATTTCCGGGTTTTCCCCATCGAGATTGGCCCCGCTCACAGCTCCGCGCGCTGATTCGTACTTTTCCCGGTATCCGACCAAGGCCGCATCGGGGCGTGACTTGGTGCTGTTGAGCGCCGCATTGATCTCCCGGTCGATATTCGAGCGCATCGCATTGTCGGCCGTGACAATCATGTCCGAGATCTTGTCGATGGCCGTGTAAACAATGGCTGCAGAAATACCCTGCGCAGCAATTCCAGCAGTTGCCATGTTCAACCCCCTGCGTTGATGTTGTTGGATTCGGATGCCGTCGAATTCACGCTTACCCCGGCGCTATTCAAGGCGGCGGCGGCGCGTGACGAATATCGGCGCAACAGTTTGATGTGCGCCTCTGCCGACATGCTGGCTTTGGTGTTTGCGCGCTCTACCAGCGCCTTGAGCTGCTGCGTCGATGCCTGCTGGGAATCGTCCCTCGTTGCAACACGCTCATCCCAGGTGGAAAGCTCTGCGCTGCGCACGTCCATGCGGGCACGCACCGCCTGCTCATGGCGCTGCAGCCTCGTGAGGTAGTCGTTGTTGCGCCCAAAGACATCGAACATCAGGTGCATCTGCGTGAAGGTGTGCTCCATGGCCGCGTCCAGGGCTGCGTTGTAGGCCCGTAGCAATGTCTCCACGGCGTCAACCTGCAGCTTGTGCCGCTCGGCCTCACGGTCGGCCGTCATCTGCACACCGGCACGGGAAACGTGCAGGCCGGCCATCTGCGCTGCCACCTGGCGCTGGGCCTGTGACGCGCCGGGCGGGGTGGCCAGGCCTCGTGGATTTGCCCACTGCGTCACCATTTCGGCGTAATTTGACGCCTGTGCCATGCGCCGGTCATAGCCGACATACCCCAGGCCATCGCGCCCACCGACCACTGTGCGCAGCCACTCCAGCGCGGTCCGATAGCCGGGCCCCACCGGGGCCGCGCTCTGAATCACCCCCTGAAACTCAACCGCCCACCGTTCGGCCACCTCCTGCAGCTGCCCGCGCACCGATAGATCGTGCGCCGCCACCATGGCCGCGGCCTCATCCCCCGCATACCGGCTCAGGAAGGTTTCAATGCCAGGAGCACCGCCGCCAACACCAACACCAGACTCCGGCCCGGCCTGGCCCGCGAGCCCTCGGGAGGTAAACCGTTCCGCATTGGCATAACTGACCATCGCCATGTTCCAGGCGCGACCAAGCAGCGAATCAAAAAGTAGCGCCGTGGGTAGCGCACGTCCATTGGGCATGTCAAATCCTCCGCTGCGAAGAGAGCACCGTGAACTGCACCGAATCCAGCTCGAAGGCATCAGACTCGCTCGTCAGTTCAAAGGTGAAGTAGCTGGAGCGCAGGCCGCGCCCCGGGTCAAAGCGCTGGGTGCGCATCCGGTCGTCATTGCGGCGTGCGCGGTAGGTGTGTTCATTGATGCCGTCGCCCACCTTGAGGAACAGCGCGCCCGTGGACGAGACGCCGGCGTGGACGGCAGGGAGATTCTTGAGCGCCTGGGTGCCAAAGTCGTGCTTGCCCAGCGACACCCCGGATGTGATCGGCGCACCAGCATCGCTCGTGCCTTGCAGCAGGTAGACGCCATCGGTCCGGGCGCCAAACTGACGGCCGCCCACCACCGCGAAGCTGTTGAAACCGTACTGCCCGTAGCGCGTCGTCGCGTTGCTGCGCGTGTTCACCACCCAAGCCTCGCCCTCGTCCACCAGCCCGCCACCCGTAACGCGGCGTGCCATCACGATCAGCCGCTCACCGGCGCCGATGAGTTCGGCGGCGGAATCCAGCAGCGTCGCTGTGTAGCTGGTGGCGTCGGCGGCGGTGATCTGGCTCATGGCCTCGGCGGTGACAGTGGCTGATGCCACGGCGGAGGTCGTCCCGTCCACCCGCTCGATGAACATGAGCGCGATGTACGTGGACTGGAACACGGGCATCCGCGCGCCCACGCCTTCCAGGATCTGCACCAGCGGCGTCATTTCCCCGCCGTACGCAGCCAGACGGAAGCCGCGCATTGGCGCGCGCAGCTCGGCGTAAGTCGCCTGGGAGGACGCACGCATCTCGAACGCGCTCATCACCCCTTCCACCCGGGCAGTGGGCGGGAACGTCATGGACATGCCGAAGCGGGACGCCGATGCGAGCAGCACCGAGTAGCGCACGCCCTCCCCGGCGGGGCCCATCCCGGCCGCCATGCCAAAGGGCTTCATGGCACCCACCAGCGGGGTGTAGTTCTCGATGTCAGCAGCGACCATGCTGAACGGGCCCAAGACACCCGCGATGCCCTCGCCCTCCCCGCTCTCGAAGCTGAAGCCGCGCATCCCGCCAAACAGGTTCCACACCACATCGTCCGAGAACTGCGCAGCAAACGCCTGCATGGGGATCTGCAGGCTGGTCGGGGGCGATGCGTCGGCCGTCATGCCGAACGCTGACGTGACGCCGTTCAGGGAGCCGTCCTCGACAGCGCCCCACTCGCCCGCTTCAAACTTCGGGTTGTCCACCGAATCGAAGGCCAGGAACAGCGTCGCGTCCAGCGCGTATTCACCGGGCATGGAGAACGAGCCGGCAAACAGCGTGATGCCGTTCACGATCCACTTCACAAAGTCGCCGTACATGAGGGCGCTCACAAGGTCCGTGCTCACACCGGCCTCGCGCGCCGCGCGCACCGTGGCGTATGCCACTTCGATCACGACCACGCCGCCGTGAATGACCTGCACATCGTCGGCTGTGACCACCAGGCCGTAGCGCAGATGGGCGTACCCGCTCCGCCCCACGGTTGGGAGGTCGGTCACGGGAGCCAGGCCCACAGCAACACCGCCCTGGCGAGCGCCCTGCACGTCCGGCAGATCGAACGAGATCATGCCGCCCCAGTCCGCGGGCAGGGACGTGAGGCTGTGCGCGCCGCTGTTCCAGCCGGGGTTTGCCGTGATCCCTGCGCTGGGCGCAATGTCGGTGTCGGTGCCAGCTACCACCACCGTGCCGTCGCCGCTCCCGGGGTCAAACAGCGGTCCGGGGATCTGGGTTCCGGTGGGCACCGACGAGCTGCCGCCGACGCTGCCGCCGCCACCACTACCGCCGCCACCTCCGGTGTCAGGCGGCACGTTCTCGCCGCCCTGAGCCCCATCCGGCCAGCACATGTATTGGTATCCCGAAGGCACGCGCACGTCAAAGCTCGTGACCCAAACATTTCCGCAGGGCATGTGTGCTCTCCTTCAATTAACCGAACCTACGCCCGGGATCTGCAGCTGCGAGTACCGCACCTCGATGTAGCCGTTCTGGCAGGTTCCCGTGACCTTCCAGACGTAGCCCCCGTTGAAGTCCGCGACCCGGAAATACTCGGCGCCGGAATCGGTCTTGACGTAGGTGATGGTGTGGTACGGCCACAGCTGCGCGACTTTGGCGTACAGATCTCCATAGCACTGCGATTCCTTGGGTGGCAACCCACCTCCTCCACCGCCGCCACCGCCAGTGCCCCCACCACCACCGCCGCCTCCCCCACCTCCGCCGCCCTCGGGCGTGACCGTCAGTTTGATGAGTGTGTTAGGCATCGTTCGGCTCCTTGCGCTTGTGGTCAGCCACCCAGGGCCGCGCGGGGTTGATGGGCGACAGGCGCCCCTGGGCGTCGCGCAGCGCCACCAGTGGGAACAGCTCGCCGCGGTTGTAGTCCTCGATGGCTTCGTCAATGTCGTATTCATCCGCCCCCGGCTGCTGTGACGGACTGCCGTCTTGCGGCCCAGGCAGAAACTGCCCATCCGCCCAGGCGTGGCGCGGTAGCGTGAACGACCATGGCGTTGCCCGCCACTTGTCGCCGCCATCGGTCGATTTGTAGATGCGCGCGCGCAGGGGGTTGAAAACCCCATCGGCGTCCACCGTCCGCGGGGCGAACACGGGCACCATGAGCGTGCGGTCATCCACAGCCACCACAAAGCCGGTCTGGTGCTGCCAGCGGGAGGGCAGCAGCTTCCGGGTCCAGGTCGAACCCCCATCGTCGGACACCATCAGCATGGGTCGTGAGGATGGGGATTCCAGCATCCGCGTGCGGTTGTACGTGGTCCAGCGCGGGTCGAACTGCATCCACAGCCTCTGCCGCGGCTTCCCGCGCACCGACACGGCGCCTCCGTACCCAAGCCCGATGTATGGGAGGTCGTACTCCATCTTGCCGCCGGAGATTCGGGGCAGCGCCAGCCCCTGGCTGAAAGTCGTCCCTGTGATCGTGGTCACATAGCTCGTTCCCGCGGGCGTCACGGCATGAACCTGCACACCCGCGGTATCGCTACCCGCTGTGCTGTAGGACTGGTATGTGGTGAACACCAGCAGGGTCTGGGCGTTCTTCACCAGCAGCGATGAATAGGGGAAGGTCGTGAATGCCGGGGGCGTCGTTGACACCTGGGCATAGGTCCAGGACGCTCCGTTGTCCTGCGACCAGAAGAACAGCCGGGAGCGCGCAGACGGCGGGATGCTCCCCGGGCTTCCCGACTGCATCGCATGGACATGCGCCACCAGCACCACCGTGGTCGGGCTGGTGCGCAGAAGCTCCATTCCGGTCACGCCGTAGTAGTGATTCGGCGCCCCAGCGATGGCCGGGAAGTTGATCTTGGTCTGGGCGATACCGCCCTCGGGCAGCGTGCGCGTGCACGTCAGCCGGTACGGCCCTGCCGACAGCGGGTTGTAGGTGTCGCCGGGCGCAGGATGCACGGCCACCAGGGCAAGGTAGGAGCCCGTGCCCTTGGGCGCGTAGGCGGGCTCTGCCACCGCGTAGGTGTCGCTGGCATCGCCCTGGATGCCTGCGTCGCCCGCGGCGCCATCAATGGCGATACGGCCCCACATGGACCCGGCCGTGGCCATGAAGATGTTGTCGTCTGCATACAAGGGCAGCCCAGAAGGCGCCGTTGTCGATGTGATGTAGGAGCGCCACGGCCGCCCCTCGTTCAGCACACTGGGCGTTGCGCCCTCGTAGGGATCGAAGCCAAGCCCGCTGTGAATGTCGAAGCCCATGAGGGCGGCCCCGGCCACGCCTGTCTCGGGGTTGATGGGGATCAGCTCGACACGGGCGGTGCGCTTGCGGCGGCGGGAATACGTCGGCAACCCGCGCGCCAAGCCCATGTACCAGCGGTCGTCGTTCTGCTTGGTCAGCTCGCGCACCAGCAGCGCGCGGCCATCGCCAAGCGCAAACAGGCGCCGCTTGCCAGCCTGCGTTGCATAGTCGGCGTCTTGAACGCGCGGGCGCTGGTGGGCTTCAGAGCCGGACAGCACGCTCGTAAACCGGGGCGCACGCGATTCGAGCTTGAACCCCGGCACGCCACTGAAGCTCAGTTCTTCGCCGGACTCATCTGCCGTGGCAAGAAAAAGCGCGGAGCGTTTTGCCAGCTTCTCCCCTGCAGGCAGGGCGGCGTACTCCTGGTCATCAAGCGAGCGGATGGCGCCGTCCACGACCTGGAATGCGTCGGGCGGCTCGTGCATGGTGCACAGGCGCGGCACCTCGCCCTCACGGACTTTCTCGATGCGGACAAACTCGCCGGAGCGCTGCACCGTGCTCTCGCTGTCGCGGTAGGTCATGTACTCCGAGCCGACAGCGATCATGGCCTGGAGCTGGTCACGCTCCTTGCCGTCAGATGTGCCTTTGGAGTCATCGAAGATCAGCATCAGACCACCTCACGCGCATTGACAAAGCTGGTCCAGAAATTGGGTTGCGGCTCGGGCGGGACGCCGTCGTAGGCTGCAAAAATCAGTACGGCATCGACCTGTGGCTGAAAATATGGGTTCAATGGCGTCACAACCGAGATGTACTGGCCACCGTCGTTGTTTGAGTATGCGTACACCACAGATGGACCAACCAGAGTTGCCGGATCAGTGCCGTCGCCATTTGTGATCGGGGTAAATAGCGCCTGCGAAGGGCCTTTGACGCCAACAAGAAAACGCCCGGTCAGATCGCTTGCGTTACCTCCAGATAGGTCTGAAGTCCAATTCCCCTCCGGGGTGGTGTATTTCGTGACCAGTTGTATGGCTGCCAAGTCGTTCTCAGACGGCCCGGCCTCGCCATAGAAGTATGCTGGCTCGCACAGCAGCAGGATGCCGTAGTAAGACTCGGGGGATTGGTAGTAATCCGGCAACGTCCAGTCTGGCGGGCCGCTGTACCCGCTGAAATCGGTGCACGTAAACACGCTCTGCATGTCTGGCAAGGATTCTGCCTGCGCATGCGTGAGCGCCTGAGCAGTGGTTTTGCCAACCAGGTAATAGGCGTAAGTGTCGTCGAGCACCATGCTGAGTACCTGTTACCCCGGCAGGCTGATCGAAGCGAAGTTCACGGCCTGGGTATTGCCAGCGGTCAGCGCCAGCGAGCTGATATTCAGCTCTGCGCCGGACACGCCCACGCGGCCCTGGTAGCGTGGCTCGGTGGTGGACGCAGCGCCCGTATCGGCGCTGCCCACGTAACGGAAGAACGCAGCGTTGCCGCTGGCCAGCACGGTGCCTGCCCACGTCTCCCCCGCGGCCTTGCCAATAGCGCCGCCAGAAGCAGTGCCCAGGTTCAGACCGGTCGAAACGCCGTCACCGTAGACCGTGAGAAGCAGCGTGTGGTTCGCGGGGACGATGGCGTCGTCTGCGCTGGCCGGGATGTTGGCCAGCGTGCTGGCATAGACGTGGATGCGACCGTTGGCCAGGACGTTCTTGACGCTGCCGGTGTCGAGCACCTTGTTGCGCAGGCCGGTAGATGCGAGCAGAGGCATGGTGATATCTCCTTAGAGGGAAAGCGAGGTGAACTGGAAGCCCGCCAGCAGCTCCAGGTACACGGACGTGTCGATGGGCCGGGGGTTGGGGAAGCGCACGACCGAATAGAGCTTTCCGGTGGAGGCACCTTTGGCTTGGGTCGTGGTGATGAAGGCGCCGTTGACCGTCCCGCTGTCGGTCATGTCGAAGCGGGCCAGGCTGGCGGCGTTGGAGCAGGCGCCATCAGTGACCGGGCCCAGGTCCAGCAGGAGGCGCGAGCTCTGGGAGTAGGTCGTGACCTCGGACACCAGGGACAGCAGCGTGGCGGCCGTCTCCTCACCGTTGGGGATGTGCGCCCCGCTCCAGAGGCCGATGAAAAGTGCGGCAGGGCTTGCACCGTCCTTGAGTGACGCCAAGGCCATCTCGTTGAGGCCTTCGCGCGGGACGCGGTTTTTTGCGCCGCGCACACTCTCGATGATCTGGTCGGTTGCCTTGCTGCGCGTCAGCACGTCGAAGGTGAAACCGGGTTTGATGATTACGTCCATGGTCATTCCTTTTTGACGATTCGGGCTTGTGCGTACGAGCCGACACCGGCGGCTGTGCTGCTTGGGGCGGAGAGGGCGGCGACGATGACTTCGGTCCCGTCGGCTTCACGCCACAAGGTCGCGGCGCTGCCCTGGGCGTCGAGCGCCACGTTCTTTTCTTGGAGGTTCTGCAGCTCGCCGCCGGGGGTGCAGGAGACGACCCCTTTGGAGCTCATCCAGTGCGCGCTGCCGTCCGAGCGGTAGCCCGCCTGTTGCTCTGGTGCGCCGTAGGAAAGCACCGCGCGCACCGTCTGCGCCGGGAAGCCGCCAGCAATGAAATACGTCTTGTCGGCCATGACGAACACGCCGCCCTCGACCGCTGCGATGCAGGTGATCGGGGCGGGGAACATTTCGTAGCC